AAATCCATTTAGCATATCTAACAGTTCTAGCATTGCTAAAATAGACTAGCCATTCCTTTTGAACAGATCCCATACTTTCCTAGTTTTCTTTTTTTGTCCTGCAAATACATCCCATTCTTTTTTAGCAATTACAGTTTTCTGTGTTTGCTTTCCTGACAGAATAGTTCGACCTTCACCTGCCCCCATCATCAAATATTGTAATGCATCGTGAACGTGAGAGTATCTATTCTTAAGTGGTTTCTCATCATAACGATCTCCAGAAGTTTGTAGTCGTCTGTAATGATAACCACCATTGAACCCTTTTTTTAAATTAATACATTTTGTATCCATTAAAAATCCTGCTTTACCATCAAGCAATCTTTGTAATGCTGCATCTACAGCTTCTATTCTAAGAGCAACATCATTAGATGGTGCAGGTATAGCTTTTAATCCATACGTTCTCATAATTTGAAAAGGTGTTCTTTCATCCGTTTGTGATCTAAAATCACCAGCAGGATCTCCATAGATATGCACTTCATATTGTTTGTAGTGTGTAGCTATTTCTTTTCTTAATAATTCAGAAAATCTCATAACCCCCATATCGAAACATACAAGTTCGTTTAAGATATGCCATCTTCCAGTAGATAGTCTTTGTGCAAAGACAGCTGCAGGAGTTAAGCCAAAGTCAATTCCTACATAAATAGGTTGACCAAGGCTTAGTTGTAAATCTTGAGTTGCAACGTGCATCTCTTGTCTAAAGTTTGGATAAACAGGTTTACCTTCTTCAATAGTTCCTAGTTTGTTTAAAACATAAACATCTATCCATCCTTTTGTTTTACCTCTAATAATATTTGGATAATATTTTGGAGTTAGGTTTTTTTTATTTTCTGCTTTTTCATTTGGATCATATGCAGTTGTAAATCCATCTTTATCTTTCTTCTCAATTAATGCAGGGGGCTGAGTATAGAAAGACCAGTTATCAGGTTTAATTAACATTAAAGCTTCATCACGAGATATGTGATCTGGTACTGGTACATCACCTGCCATTATGGGCCACCAATGATCTTCTTCTGGTGCATTGGTATCGGCTATTACTCCGTACCAAGTTGCACCTCCATCTCTCATTGAAGGGTAACGACCTACTCTCATAGTACAAGCATCAATAATACTCTTAGGTATTTCTCTTGCTTCATTGATCCACACACCAGTAAGTTCTAAAGATAATAATTTCTTTACATCTTCTGGTCTATCTAGAGCTAAGAACATTACTTCTAGCTCTACCTCGCCTTTGTTAATTCTATGCGTATAAGGTACTGACCAAGCAAAATCTCCCCAAGTATCTTCTGGAAACCAATCTATCCAAGTTTTAATTGTAGTTGTTTTTAATTGTGGGTTAGTATTTCTTATTACTGCCCATCTAGATTTTCTTTTACCTTCTTTGTTTTTTTCTTGCAGCAATGCTCTACGAAAAATTTCTATACAACAAGCTACTGATTTACCACTACCAACAGGCCCACGCATTCCTCTAAAGAAGTCATCAGACTTCATAAAGGTTTTAAGTGTATCGCCTTCTGGTTTATATTTAAAGTTAATCGACATTTACACCAACATTAGCTTTCAACAGGTTATAAATAGTTTCTTCACCAAAAGCTTCTACAAGCTTATCGGCTTCATAATCTGTTATCATGTGTGTTGGATAATTTTTTAAATGTACTTTCTTAACAATAGTTCTTAATCTTTTACGATCTTTTAAACTTAGATTATTGAGGAACGACATTTTAATTGCTTAACCCTTTCCAATACTATTTTTAGTATTTCTGTTTCTTTACCAAACTTTTCTTCAAATGCTTTCTTAGCCATGTGTATAGAGAAGTTACCTTGATGATGGTCATGACATAAAGGAATTACATGGAAATGACTCGTACGTCTTCCTATGCCAGTTCCAGGGGGTCTTATATGGTGTAGGTTAGCTGGTCTTTCACAGCAATAGCAGCCAAGCTCAGCTACCCACCTCATATGTTCTTTTTCTTTTTTAGTAGCCACCAGATTTCTTCGTGGACATTACTTTCTTGCCAGATTTTTTGGCTTCTTGTTTTGCAGCAGCTTTACCTTTTTTGGTATAGCTAAACTTCTTTGTTCCTACTTTGGGCATCGTATTCCTCCTTGTTAATTGATTCATAATTCGCTCTACAGCCATCAGGTGTAGCAGCACTTGCTTTCTGCATTGCAATAACTTCATTGTCTGCCTCATACATTATTTCTTTTTTGAACGACTCTCCGTTCCAAATTTTAACTCTGTAATACATCTTAAGTTTTCTTAGCTGTTTTTTTTGCTGCCTTAAAATTAGATGCTTTGGGTGCACCTTTAGTTCCTGGTTTTCTCATAGATTCACCAGAACCTTTTTTAATTCTTTCACGTTTAGCATGAATGTTTGCATTTAATCCTGGTCTTGCCATTTCTTTCTCCTATGATTTTTTATGTTTGTTTGCGAAATTTCTTGCTGCTTCTACAGATCCAAAACCCCACTTCTTTAAAGCTAAAGCTTTTCTTGTAGGTTCTCCGTTTGGTTTTTTCATTGGGCCAGCCATTCCTGCAAACCTCGCAGCAAATGATACACGTCTTGCATTAACACCAGATTTAACAGGTGGTTTTAAATTACCACCATCTTTGTTGTTAAAATACTTTCGACCTTTTTCGTTTAATCCACCAGAAGGTGATTTATGTTCTTTGGAATAACCCATGAAAAAGTGTTTAGCAATAAATGCTATTTAAAAAAACGCACTTACCTGCCCTGGCCCTTATACCTAGTTTGTTTCTTCTGGCGTTTCTTACTTTTGTTTTGGCTTTTGGTATGCACACCTTTCCTTTTCTTAGGCTTTTCCCTTGGAATGAAATGTGTAAATTTTTGCTTAGCCATACTTTAACGAACCTTTGGAAGTTTAAAAATATTTTGTCTTTGCGACCGAATGCTTTTTTTAACTTCTGTTGTGTGTGTTACTCCACTAGTCATCTGACGATGTTTAGTTTTGCCCCCACCCCCTTGTTAGTGTCTGTGTACATATTCCTCTGCTGTACCGACATATCTAACTTAGGTCGATATTGATTTTAATATCGCCTTGTATATTGTGAGATACCTTATCGGGTGCTCTCAATCCTACTCTGTCGAGTATATCTCTACTAGCTTCTAGTTGAACGTACTCACTCCTAGCTCCACTTGATAGCTCTATCATCTTCCTACTCGCACTTACTGCACCAAGTCCTAGACTTTGAGCAACGACCTGTTGCATATAAGTCTGTACCTTTGGTAAACGTAGTGTGCGAGAAGCACTTATTCTCCCAGCTTCTTTGCTTCCTTTAGCTGAATATCCTGCCTTTTCTGCTGCTTCCTTGATAGAGCATCCAGTAGCTACGATAGTATCCACTAATGCTTTCTGTTTCTCTGTAAGATCTGTCATTCGGTAGCTCCTAATACGTTTATATTATTCTGCCCCTTCTTAACTACAGCTCTGATTTGGTCATGGCAACGCACACAATGGCGACAGCCAGGCTCTAGTTCGCTTTGCTCACCCATGCCTAAGGTCATGGCCCTTCGGGTAACGATCCTTGTCGCTTAATTAAAATGAATCCCTAAAGGGATGCTTATAATCCCATACGCAATTTTCTCTCTTGGTCTGACTCCTATGGTCGTCATCCCTATTCGCTAAAGACTCGCCTGACAGTTGGTAAACCAACTTCTAGGCATCCTCTTACGCTATTGGGGGAAAGGAGAAACCTTTGCGTTACTCGAAACATCTTCACCTTAACGGTGATGTTTCTGCGTTACTCAGTATTGCTATGGGCCCCTCACACACACGGGGTGTTAGGTGCTTGTATCATCGAGTTTGCCTAAATGTACATTGCAGATCTCTGTGTCGCAGGGGTAAACCCTGCACGTCTTTGACTGACACAGGATCGCAAGTAACATTTAGTTTACCTCGTGATGACTGCACCCCTTACCCCGTAAGTGACAGCTAGTTGGGTAATTTATCAATGTAACTAGAAAGGTTAATATGACTATAGACGATATGTTAGAATATTATGCTATCGCTAAAGATAGTAAGAATATCAAAAGAGTTGAGGAGTTGGCTAACTTGCGAGATGAAGCAGTAGCTGATGGCAATGATAGTAAGATTGCTGTTATTGATTGTGAATTAACTAACATGGAAGGAGTACAATAATGAGTGCAGAAACATACAGAGATGATCCAGACTCAAGACTAGCTAATATGGAATTAGTATTAGATGAGGCTGAGAAGACTATGGTTGATGGTATCAATGCTATGATAGATGGTACTATTACAGCTTATATAGATTGCAAAGATTGGTCTAAGATTGCAGAATGGAATTTTGACACAATTTATGGTGGTTTATATAGACATAATGATATGTGTCAGATGTCATTAGATAAAACCAAAGAGAAAGTAAAACAAGCAACAAGAGATGATGTTGGTACAGAAATTACCAAAGGTAAATTATCATCGTTGTTGTTTATATTACAGGCTCAAACATTAAATGTTAGACGATCAAGTTTAATTGTTGATACATTAGAAGCTAAGTACAAGGAAATATTTGGTAAGAAATATATCCCAGTTCCTAATAGAAAATCAGCAGTTGATCCTAACAATGTTGAGAAAGCTGAGAAAGATATGTTAAAATCTCAGCTATTAAAATTAGTTAAATAATAAACTTAAGCCCTGTATCTTATTCGTAGGATATGGGGCTTTTTTTATCGTATTTAGAATTGTTCTAAACAACACACGGGCAAAACTAAATTGTTGGTGCTGCCGAGTAATGTGCGGTGCTGATAATTAATAATCATAATAACTTAATGGAGGTGCAAATGTTAAAACGATTACAAAACTGGTTAATGAATGTTGCTGCTAAATGGATTTGGATAGCAATTATGATGCCAATAAGAATAGTATTAGGTCTTTGCTATGCAATATCAAAGCATATGCCAGATACTGTTGAACTACCTTACGAATTAAAACGTAAAGAAACTAAACCAACTAAATCATGGATTTAATTATGAGATTAGCATTATTACTAATTGGATTTGTTATAGCATTCTTAGGAATAGTTGTACTTGTTCATGCTGATTTTGTTCTTGGATTTATAATGGCTGCATTTGGCATATTTACATTATGGGCAATGCTACCAACTTTTAAAGGAGGACAACGATGACAAGTACAGATGTATTATTTACAGAACAAATTGACAAATTAGTTTCAGACTATGGTGAATGCAAAATAGATACTGATGCATATGTTGCAGGTTTAAAACAACTAGGCATTTCTACTATATTTGAAATTCACGATTACATCGAAAAAGCAGAAGAAGCTAGATGTGAATATAAACTAGATAACGCAGGATAGGAGAATAACATGGGATTAGATCAATATGTACATTTAAAAAATGCAAAAATTGATTGGGCTAAATATTATTCAGAAGAAGAATATAATAATGAGCCAAAAGTTTTTGTATGGAGAAAACACGCAAGACTTCAACAATTTATGGCTGTTAAATATGCAGAACAAAACCCACAAGACAAAGATCCAGGATCATTTAATTTAGGATTTAATGGTGGGCCATTAACAATAACTAAAGAAATAGTAGATGAATTAGAAAAAGCAATTGATAATAATTATTATGATTTCTTTGCTGCAGATGGTTATTTTTGGGGTCAACAATACCAAGAAGAACAAGTTAAAGAATACAAAGATCAAGATACAGAATTTTTGCAATGGTGCAAAGATGAATTGTCAAATGGTAATCAACCAGAATATTATTGTAGTTGGTAATGCAAACAATTTACTGCATCATTTGGAATAAAAATAATACATGGGAGTTATTTACTAACCAAGTGTTTATTATAGAAAGTGAAGCAATAGATTTTGCTCAACGCAGTAACATTAAATATAAAAAGAAAAAAGTAAAATGGAAAGTAGCTGATGCTGCCGAATGGTTT